TTTCTTACATTTAGAACATGTGCAACATCTGCAACATCTATAACATCTATTATGATGTTTACTACCACCACGTCTACTAACGGATTGATAAGCGCCTCCCCTACGTCTACCTCGGCTTTGACTCTGATACGCATACGGGTTTGTCATACATTCTTTTTGACAATACGGACCTCCTAAACCTTGGGCTTTGCAAGCATCTTTACATGATCCAACGGCCATTTGTTTTGCATATGCTTCCATTATAATAATAAATGATATTTTAATTTGTTTATAATGATGATAAATATAAACGTTTCTACTTTTAGGGATAAATTTAATTTATTTACGCTGGTTGAATGATTTCATTAACATATAGGTTATAGTCGTAGTTAACCAATATAATACTCCTCCCCATAATCCATCTATCATGGCGGTGATCCATGAATATTTTTCAAAAATAGCCAAGTTAGTAAAATCAAAAACAAAATAAATAATCCATCCCAAAAATGCAGCTTCTATAGGCGGTTTATGTGATTTTATTATAAAATAGTTTAATCCAAATACTAAAAATAAGTATGATAATACAGCAGGTGTTAATTTTAATTTCATTTCTGTGCTTTGAATACGTTTGATTTGGATAGCAAATATATTTTTTGCAACGAATGATAGCCAAATTCCATCTATGATTATTAGTAAGACAGATGCAATCAAATATTCTAAATATTTCATCTATATATTTAAAATATTATTTTAGCATAGTTATAAAAAACTTTTTTCGACTGGTATTATATAATGTCATCAATAGGATATTTTAGTTCAATAGGCGGAAGTGGTGGTCAAGCATCTCCATTCGTAATAAATTCAAAAAGTCCAGGCGGAGCTATAAGAGGGTATATGCCGCAACAAAACCAAACCGTAGATAAAGAATATAGTCGATTTGAAAATATTAGATTCACCCTTAAACAATCTTGGAATACAGATTACCCCAGACAACTTAGACAATATAATCTTAAAAAAACAATTACGACTCCGTTTAGAGCTGTTAATAACGCAGGAGATTTAATGGGTAGATTAAATTATTCATGTGGTGGTTCTTGTCAAACCCCTCAATATCGTCCCGGTCTTCATGGTCTTAAGAAAAACTTTGGCGCAGTTTCCACTAGTTGCACTCCTTCGGCGGCTTTCAATAGTTTACAAACAAGTTCTATTGGAATACCTGCTTCTGCCTGTAATGGTCGATATGTCTATGATAGTTCAGATTATGTTACATACTTGAAACAAAAATCTGTAAATAAGAATTATAATGATTTAACATATGGTGGTGATGATAATAATGCAACACAGAGTGTTGTGAAGGCTATTCGAAGATATTAATCTATATAAATATATATAAATATATAATGTATAAAGGATACTCTGATAAATTAAGGAGATTGAAAAAAGAACATAAAATAATAAATCAAAGTACAATACTTTGTACTAGATGTAAAAAAATAAATAATATACAAACTATAACCGTAATTATGTGTTATTTTTGTAATAATCCTATTTTGATTAAGTAATCTAATATATTTTAATATATATAAATATATATATTAAATGACTACTCCATACGGTGTTTCTGTTAATAAAGGTTCTGTTTCTTATAACGGGTATGTAAATTCACGGATTGTAGGACCTCTTTCAACAAATCAAAGCCCTCCTGAAATACCATATCATAGTTATGGTGTGTTAACTGGAATAAGACCTACACCTCCACAATTTTATCCTAGTCAAGAACCAGTAAATGCTAATATGAATACAAATGCTAGGTATCATTATTTACGAGCAATTCAAAGTGCTCAACAACGGGCAAATCAGAGAAGACTTGTTTTAGCGAGTAATAGTACAAATTCTAGTTATAGTTTTTCAACAGGTAAACGATATGTAACGTCGTCTCATACAAATTATATTGAACCGATTCCTTCTTCTATGCAAACACGAATAATGAAAAGTAAAGCTGTAGGGCAGTCTGGGTATAAAGTAAATTTACCAAATAATACACCAACTACTACTAAAAATTATTATCCAAGTGGCGTAAGAAGTTCAATTCGTCGTGCTCGCTCTGGAGGATGTACTGCACCAAAGAAGAAAGGTGCTATAGAAAATAGAAATAATACACAAGCCGTATGTTGTTGGGGAGGAATTGTGCGTCAAAATTATTAATTTAGGACAAAATAAAATATTTATATAATGCATAATGCAACGTTTAAATAATGGACAATTTAATCCAAGACCTGTGATAATTGGAGGCGGTCCCTCGCCATATTTACAACCTATGAGTGGTTTAGGAAGTTACGGAAGAACAAGAGCCGCGGTTTTAATCGGAAGCCCTCGCTCAACAATTGCGAGTCAAGGACGTATTTATGCATTTGAGAAGTCAAAAGGCAGAGGAGAAGCTTATAAACAGTATCTAATTAATGTTCTTGGAGGTGGATTTGTTTATAAAAATGCATGGTCAGTTATTCAATAAAAAGTGTTAGTTAATTTTTTTATCTAAATATTTATTATATGAATAAGTATTTAGTAGAATTTCTTGGTACACTATTCTTGATGTATGCTATTCTTGCTACTGGAAATTGGTTGGCTATTGGTGGTGCTTTAGCTATAGCTGTTTTATTTGGCGGACCCATATCTGGAGGAGCTTTTAATCCAGCGGTTGCGTGCGGGTTATATGCCACAGGAAAATTGGCAAAAGAAGATTTAGTTCCTTATATGATTGTTGAAGTTTTGGGTGCTTTAGCAGCGGTATATCTATATAAAGATATGGTGAATAAGGCTACAAAAAAAAGTAATTAAATATTTATATTATTTTTATATTCATATAATATAAATGCCACAAAGAACAAGAACAAAAAGCCTAATGGGTGGATTTTGGGGAACTGCCACTAAGGGTTTTGATGATTTAAAAAAAAAAATGGGTATGAGCGGTTCAACATATGTTCCTGCACCTGTTCCTGCACCTGTTCCTGCACCTGTTCCTCCTGCTCCTCCTGCTCCTCCTGCTCCTGCGTCAATGGGAGGACGAAAACATAAAGGAGGAATGCCTGTTAGGCTACATGCATCAAATATCGCACGTCATTCGGCACCTTATCATGCACAGACCGCCAGAGCAAACGTTATATTAGGTGGTAAATCAAGAAAAACCAGACGTGGAAAAAAGGGTACACGTAAAGGCAAAAAAAGAGGTCATAAAAAAAAATCAAGTAAGCTTTTTTTCTTTTTTTAAATAGTAAAAATTTATCTAATATTTTACTATTTATTTTATTTTTATATTTAATTTATTCGCCTTTTCCATTAATTTTATAAAAATATATACTCCAATTATAGTCAAACTACCGAAATATATTTGTGCTAAAGTATCTTCAGGTAATTGTAAGTAATCATCATTATAATTTTGGAACGCGTTTTTGCATTTTACGCCTGATACCGGATTCTTACCATCCGAAAATGAACATGGGTTCATATTTTTAATATCTATTTTTGTGACATAATGTGTTTCAGTTGATTTATTATTATTTGAATCGATTGTTTCCATAGTTAACTCTTGACAATCTGGAGTCCCACCAGATAAAAATGCTTGCATAATTTTAAAAGGATTTAATACTCCTAAATTACCAAATGCGCCAGGAACTAACCCTCTAAAGTCTGAAAAATTAACTCCCATACCATCTGATAAAAAAGGTATCGATCCATCCGGGACATTATCTACATAAATATATCTATCCACTTGACTTCCGGAACTATCGGTTGGTTTACATTTTGCACCAGTTTTTAAAAAAAAACGATTACCTAAAGGTCCTCCGGTAGCAGAGGCCTTACTTTTACCAGTTACCAATACTTCTACATAATCTATTAATCCATCAATATTTTTACCTAGGGTCTTTATATTTCCTTTTGTACTCATACCAATTTCGCTTGGTGTTTTTATATTTTTATAATATGGATATGTTGGTCCTAATAATTTTTCTTCTACACCTTTTACATCATCTAAAACTTCTTTAAATAAATCTGACATAGTTAACTATATATTAAATATATTAAATATATTAAATATTAAATATTTAATTAATTTTATGTTCCGGTAATTTTTGGAGGCGTGTTTCCAGCAACACTGTGTCCATAGTCTGCTTGAGCCTGAACTAATTGTTTAACTTCACCATCTAGTTTGGTTACATTTCCACTTAAATCGTCTATTCTACTCATCTTTGGAGCGAGTTTTTCTAATAATGACTTTAAGGCCATTATATTTCCAGCATTTTTTTTTGCTAATAACATCGGGTCATTATAATTAGTATAATTTTGATTTTGATTTTGATTTTGATTTTGATTAGTATTTCCATTAGTATTTTTATTTTCAATCCCCTCAATTGTTTTAAAATATGCTAAAAATATTTGATAACAAATTAGAAAAACAAAAAATAATATTAATCCATTTACCAAATAATTCATTATATATATAATTCTTTTTTATTTTCTTTATTATAAGTATAATGTCAACAGCTTATTATCCACAAGGAATGAGAACTATGCCCGCAAGTGGTCGTATGAATTCATCTTTCCCAAGTCAATATACTACATGGAAAGGAACCGGTATTTTGAGTAATCCAGTAGCGATTGCACCTTCACATATACGACCTTTAACGAATAAGGATAGTGGAAATGTATTTCAATCTGGATCATATCCTAAACGTTATCCACAGTTTACACGCAGATTTTTTCCTAGACCACTAAAACATCATAGAAGAGGAAGAGTCATTCCTCCAAATTCATTTGAAAATCAATTTCAAGATAATCCTACTTTTGAAATGCAAACTGATTTGATTAATTATAATGTTAATCGATATGTATCTTCAAGTAAAGGCACTTCAGTAGGGAATGGACGATATAGTTATGGAATGGTTACATATACACAAGATATTCCTGGAGGATACACCGTAAAAGAAAATGTTCTAGATGAAGTAAATGGCGAACAAAAATTAAATAATGATTGTAAAACTTGCGAAGGGGTTGGGCTAGTAGTCAATTATATGCCGAATAACACATATCTTACGAATAATCCAGAACCAAGATCACAGACTGCATCATTTTGTTGTAATGAACAATATAAAGCCAAAAGAAGAGCGATTTACGCAAGTACTAATTTAAAAAAAAATTATTATACGACTAATTTCGAATATTTACAAAATAGATGTCAAACATTTAATCAAAAAGCTTTTAACTTCCAAGATAATAAAGGTATCACTAGCCAATTATTGTTAGAAGACGGATTCACCCCAGAACAAATAGAATCAGCTAAACCTGGAAGTGCTCTTTCACAATTAAATATTTATGAGGCAAATTGTTATCCGAATGCAGAACTATTTGAAGCTACCGAGAATGCAATTTTAACTAAAATTGCGAATGAATTAATTCAATCGGGGATTTATTCACAAAAAACAATAGATAACTTATTAGTAAAATTTACAGCAAAAAATAAGTTAAAACAATTTATAAATTTCACTAGAGATTTATCTGGTATACAATTAGCTAAAGCGAATGAAATTATAGATCGTCAATTATCAATAACTACTACATTAGGAGGGCCTATAGATTCTTCACGCGGATGTAAATTAACAGTATATAAACCAAATAATCCGCAGTTTGCGAAACAAGGAGCAGTATCCAGTAGCACTCGATTATTAAAATTAAATGTAGACACTATTTCCACAAATGCAGCATCTATGAATAAAAATAATAATATAGGTAGTCAACTCTATACTGCAAACGAACTTTATAAAGGTAATGATACATATAACGCTAATTTATATAAAAATAAATCTCAATCTAAATGTACTGCACCACCTCCCGCTCTAATACAAGGTAGATATCCTTATCAAAATAAGAAACAGTGTGCTTATAATAAAGAATTACCAGATTATCGCCTTCCAATTTCACAACCATCTCCGTATAGATATTATCCGGGAACTGTATTTTCTACAAATCATTATTCACAAACTCCTAGAACATACAATAATCCAACACAAAATATTACTGTTTAATTATTTTATTATGTTTTACACCTTTTCTCATGTAAAAACTTCAATATTTCAAAAAAATATTCATTTTATCTATAACTTTATTATAAGGTATTTTATATTTTTCGCAAAAAGAAACACATTTTTCCATATTAGATTTTTGTAAAACGGATAATTTAAGATCATCTATGTTATTATTCAACATATTTATAATAATTGAATAGCTATCTAATATTTTTTGCCCAGTTATGATATTGATATCATTTATTTTATTCAAGAAATATATAGGGATATCATTTTTAAAAAATGTATGGCAATCATGAAAAACTTTATTTTTCAATAAATATGGGTTATTATTTGAAAATCCTTTACATATTATAAATTTTTCAAAATTCTCCAAACTACTAGTATTTGGTTTAAATATTATCACTCTTTCAAACATACTGGATAGAATATATGTCAAATCTATGTTTACTTTATGAAATAAATCATTTATTTTAAACACCAATATACCATCAATATTCAGGTGTTTTTCTACAAATAATAGTTTGTTATAATAATTCTCTGCTATATTATCGTGAGTATTATTATTCATTATAATATAATCATAATTATTCATACTATCGTAATTATTTATTACGAAATTAAAGGATACATCAGAAACAAACTGGAGTGATTCTTTAATATCTACCGCTAAATTAGTATCCTCTATGAAAATGTTTTCACCAATAAGTGAGTTTCTAATATTAATATTAGAGTGTATTTCAATAAATTGGTAAAAAATACTACTATACGTTAATGTCGAAATCCGTGGTTGATTATTGAAATTATCATTTTTAAATAATAAATGATAATTATCTAATAATTCATTTATATTTATTTTAATAGATGTCTTTTTTATGAAATGTTCAACTTGAAATTGTAAAAAAATAAATTGATTATATAAACTTTTTGATATAAATGGATAGCTTATATCATTATTATTTGATTCAATTTTAATAATATTATTTATTTTTGGAATGATATAGTAACTCATAATATTAGATATTATTAAATGTTTAATATTATTCCTCTTCAATTATTATTATTTTTTTATTCGTTTTTTTATTTGTTTTTTTTGGCGGTACCTTTATAGGCGGCGTACTTGAACTATCCGATGCTTGAACTAGTGTAATTTTTTTAGGAATTTTTTTTAATAGGGCAGGTTTCGAAGTATCTAATACAATTTTATTACTATTATCGGTAGTTTTTTTATTTAGTTCCATCTGTGTTTCAGTATATTCTGATAATTCAAGTTGTATCGACTCTATATTTACTTCGCGTATTTTCTTAAATACAAAATATCTATTCAAAAAAGATATTTTTTTTTCTGTTTTTGTCATATTCGGTGCTTCACCATAATTTTTTCTTACAAATTTGTTTTGACTTATTTTTTCTTGCATTTGATTAAATAGTTGTTCAAACATTCCTGTTCCACTTACTAATCCCATATCCTTAGCTTCATCATTTGTTATTATCTTAAAACCATATATTTCCATAACGTGTTGTAAATATTCAAAGTTAACTAAAAATTCTGAAATTGGGTGTCCGATTGATTCCTGAAATACTTTTATTTCATAATTTATACAACTAGAATCAGCTGTATAAGTATTTGCTCCATATATTTTTTGTATTTCCCATATCTTTTTATCCTGTTCCATAATTTTTATACTCTCATTTGTTTTTACTTTTGATAACATTTTAAATACAGTATTTCCATCATATGTTGTTCCTATAAAATATCCATTCAATTTTGTACATTCTGTAATATTTCTTAAAAATCCATTTAGTATTTCAGGTGATTGGAAAAAGTAATGAATCGCAAATTGGCATGAAGATACATCAAACCCATTACTACCAACACCAAATTGTTTATATACCCCCTTACCTAATAATTCTTCATTTTTTTTACCTATACCAAAAATTGCATTTGATATTTGTTTTGCCTTATCATTTAATAAAGCATTTCCATTTTTAATATTATTTCCTGAATTACCATGAACAAATAAACAATCAGGTACTGTTTTAAATTCTTTCTTAGCATTCAAATATCTACTACAAGCGCCATTTATTCTATTTTCTAGATTATCTTTTGAATAATCTATACCAAACACAAACGATAACTTTGCTTCAATCCATTTTGCCATATCACCTCCTTTTCCACAGGTTAAGTCAATTAGTTTATCGCCTGTTTTGGTAACCTCCCCGATTAATAATCTCTTCACATATAAATTATGAAAGTTTTTCATTCCTTGCGTTTGAAATGAACCAGATGGAGTATTATAATACTTATCTTCAGTAACTTCTGCACTAGGAATATTTTCACCAGAACGGATCATTTGCTCAGTTATTGGATTATGTATAGATTTCCAATTATTATTTGCAGTTTCATAATTATTACCGAAATTTGTACCACCTTTACGTAGTTCATCCGTTTTATCATGCCTTACTCTTAGCGGTATCCATCTCCACTCTTCTTCTCTATTTTTATCATATCTAAATTCAACAATTGTATTATCGGTAAATACTTCACTTTCTTCTGAGAACATCTGTTTTACACCTGTGTCATCCGTTTTCAACATAATTTTACAAATACCCGCATTTACATCGTATGGATCGGTCGGATAAAATCTCATAGGTACATAATCTTCACGTGTATCAGTTGTATATTCAGGTAATTTATCGTCGATAATATTCTGACATGGATTTATATATCCATCTTTTTTGGAGTTAAATCCACATCTTAATTCAATTGTTTTATATGTAGATAGTTGATCCGGTATATCTACATTTATACCTTCTTCAAAAATAGGCTTTATAATTTCACTACCATTTTGGTTTTTTACTGTTGTAACTAAAAAGTCAATAGTATTAAATTCAGAAGGTTTCCATTTGAAGGAATAATCCCATCTTGCTCTTTTTTTAGGTCCAGCATGTCCTATTTTATCTGATCCTACACCATAATACGCATGTGTAAAAATTAATCCATCTGTTTCATAATCGAATCTATTTTCAGCAACTTTCGTAAGAATTTCGTTACAACCTTGAAATATAGTATCTTTTTTACTATAAGGATAAAACTGTTTAGATACTAATTTGATTGGTGATAATAACTGGGGTTTATTTTTGATAGTGTCCATTATATTTTTATCTCCTTTAATTTCTAAAACTGATACTAAGTTTATAGTAGAAGTTAATACTTTTAGTATTTGATATCGCGATTGATAAATATCTTTTTCATTTTCAGTTTTCATAAAACTTAGCGTGCGTATATCTTTATTATGGTAATAATAAATATCAAAAGCTGCGAATAGATTAATAAATTCCCCTAATTTATTACAGGCTATTAATTCACCATCTAATAGCGAATTAAAGCAATCTTTATTCACCGTTTTTCCTCCTGTAAAAATTACATTCATATTTGTATCAATTAAATAAACTTTTCCATCTTTTGCAATATACATCAAATGTCTTAATCCATCTGCTTTTTCAGTTACTACGTAATCTTTACGTATATTTATATTTTCTGCCTTTTCGTTAGATGCTATATTTATTAGTTGTAACGTTTTAGAATTTGGACCAATAAAACTACGGGTATTTATATACTTGGGTATGTCATTTTCCCATATCATTTTACTATATGAATTAAGTACTTCTTTTTGTTCAGAGTAAGGAATTGGAAAATTTGTACCCTGTAATCCACTTAAAATAAATTTTATAACTTTTTTGAGCGAAATTAATATTTTGGTGACAGAATCAAAATTGGTAGAAGGTCCTATCATTTGATTATCTATTTCTATTTCTATTTCAAATTCTTCATTATTACGAAATACATTTGAATCGTCCACTTTATAAGTTGTAATCATTTCCATTTGATCCTTGTTTTTCCGTTTTTTCATGATTTTATCCGAATATTTTGTAATTGATAAATCAACTTTACAAGGATAATCTGGATGTATAAACGTTACTCTGTTTAATAAACGGAAATTTTTTTTAGTATTTGACCAATTATTTATTATAAATTGTTTAATACCGTCTTTAATTTTTTCTTCTGTGTTATATGCAACACGAAAATTAAAATCATAAAAATCTGCTGGAAATAATAAATTACCCTTAGATGATTTTGCCAGTTTTTTCTTCTGAAAATTGATACAGGAAAAGTCCTTTTGATATAATCGTTTTAAATCATTTGTTTTACAATACTCTTGTATATTAAATAGACCCTTTAATTCTACTCTTATATCTGATTGGCGAAATTTTCCTGTATTGGCTTCTAAAAATTCGTTTTGCATTTTCAAAGTATAATCTCCACTCGGGTTCATAGTAGTAAAACCAAATGATTTTAATTTTGAAATTACATTATCAAACTCTGTTTTTGTAAATGCTTTTTTCTTCGTTCCAAATCGTACTTCTAATTCATGGTTTATCATACTAGAATATATAAATGGATTGGCTTGATAGAATTCTTTTGACAGATAGTCAAATTTTTCAGAGGATTTTAGTTTATCATAAGGAGTTGCTACGTGCTTTTTAACTTCTTCTTCAAAAACATCAATCGGGACATCTTGAGATAATTTAGGAATAATATCAGGAGGAGGACCTTCGGGTGAAACAGGATTCCATCCAGGAGGAGGACCTTCGGGTGAAACAGGATTCCATCCAGGAGGAGGACCTTCGGGTGAAGGAGGTTTCCATCCTGGAGGAGGACCTTCAGGTGAAGGAGGTTTTTTCTCCTTATCCTCTGACGAATCTGGTTCTTCTGACAATTCTGGGTTTTTTAATGTAATCGGTAAGAAAGGTGTTAATAATGATTCTTGTGATTCTTTTAACATTTTTTTAATTGGATTCGACATATTTATATTATTATATTATTATTTTTAAATATTTATTCAGTTTTTTTAAAAATGAGAAAAATATTGAACGATTTGTTCGTATAAATCTTTTTTATTTATTTTTTCTTCCCTTTGAATACTTAATTTATTACATATATATTTTAGATCATCCAATTTATAAGCAGACATAGATTTGATAGGTTTTGAAAGTGATGTTATTTCTAGATTTTCATCTTTGATTTTATCAAATTGTTTTTTATTTATTTCACAAAGGCCATAATTTTGATTAATTAAATAAATTATATCACTATCATTCATGAATGATTTATAAAAACATTTATTTTTCATATAAACTATATTCTTTTCTTCTATAATCAATAGTAAAAAAAACACCGGTAATGATAATAATCTATCGCTTGATAGATTTGTTTCTACATCAGCAATAGTAGTTAATTTATACTGTTTTATAATATTCTTATTATTTCGCATCTTCATAACCAATTCTATTTTCTTGTTTTTTTCAAAAAGAATATTTTTATTTTCTTGCATTTGATATTCAATTTCTCCATAAATAATCATATAATAACACCAAAATAATTTATCATTTTCTTTTGGTATCATAAATTTATACTCATGTTTAATATGTGATATAGGCTTTATATCTATCTGTTTATTGGAGGTAATAAATTTATCATTTATCTTTAATTCAACATCACAAAGATCATTTATTTTTGTTATATTGATAAAATACGGGGATAACTCTTCTATTAGCATATTTAAATATAACCGTTGATATGTTTAAATATATTTAATTATTATTTATTTTCTGACTCCCTTCAACTAAAAAATGTACTCTGTAAAACTTCTTTTGTTTGTTCATCTTTATTTAATTCGTTTTCTTGGGTATTGACATATTTAATAAACTCTTGTAAATTATCTATAGCAGACTTATCTAATTCTGATAAATTTACCAGTACTCCATTTTTATTTTCGTTTAATAAGTGTAAATTATCCTTTTTTAATATTCGTAAAACTTCTATTTGGTTAAATTTATTCATATTTTCAATTGTTTCGCGTATATAGTTTAATTCACTTATCGAAAAGTGATTTACATCAGTTATTGAATTTACTATTTCCATTTATAAATATTATCAAATTGTTTTTAAACCTTTTCTTATCTAAACGCGGTATTTAATATTATTTCAAGTTATATTAAAAAAATAATAATAATAAATAATAAATATTAATAATAGTTTTTTATTTGGGATTACTAATCTTCTATCAATATTTTGGGCTTTTGATGATCTTTAAATAATGTTACTGGTCTAGTGATTTCCCCTAAAACAGACACATAATCATCATTTAATTCAAATCTTTGACCTATAACGCGAATATTGAATATTTCATCTATTTTAATTTGTGAAAAATACTCGTTATTAAAATTATGATCTTTGGCGACAAATACTACAATCGGAGATGGAGTTTCGTCGGCACTTCCTGCTTTAATACCTGCCTTGGTAATATTTTGCGCAATACAAGAAATAATCATACCTTCTACTGGATAACAAATTTCACATTCAAATGTTACTACAAAAGTAATCATATTACCTCGGGTAATTTCACCACTTGAAAATGTTACTATTTTTGTAGATTGTGACTTTACAAAACCTTCTACTATACACTTTCCTTCATAATGAAAAGATATAAACTGTTCTAATGTTTCTTTCAAATTTGTTCCTATATTTGAAATAGGAAGTGTTATATTTCTAGTAAGTAATGCTCGATTATATATCGAAGTGATATTGTCCTTTCTTTTCTTTGCTGATTTTATATCCATATTATTTATGAATATAATATCTTTGTATTATTTTAATCAATTTTAATTTTAATTAAACTAATTAAATATTTTATATAATTTATGGTAAATTGCCATTTCGGGCGTTAAAAACCATTTTTTATCCCCTTCATTTGTTATTTCAAAGTAACGTAATATAAATTCTTGTAATACACATAAATCTATTTGTCCTATAGAAATATTTGTTATATTACCATCCTCATCTTTCTTTTGTTTTGTATTTTCTTTTGTCCATTTCTCTCCACCAACTATTAGATTTAATTTCTGTATGGATTTATCTTTTCCGGATTCTTCGCAAGTAGCCCCTGTGTCGCGTGATGATTCCATATCCTTTGTTTTAAATACTAACGCTGAATTATTTTTTTTATAACCAATAAATCCTATGTATTTATTAAAGTCTTTACGATTAAATTGTAATCGTGTTTTTGTATTTTTATTTAAAGCAATCTCCCGTTTTGTCTCACTATCTGCTTCAATCCATATATTTTTTTCATTCAATATCATAATTTTTAATTCATTTAATTTATATAAAATTAACACATTATACTCACCTGAACGAAAAACTTCACTCATAAAATAATCTTTTATATACCACTCTGTTGATTTATCTACTGTCTTGGAAATACTATAAATATAGTTTAATAATTCTATTTTTTCATCATAAAACAGTTGTTCGATCATATGTGCAAATAAAAATGATAATAAATATTCTTTAATATTTGGGTAATCTTTTACGAGATGTTGCGAAATAACTCCACAGTGTTTATACCAATTGTCATCTCCTCTATCTACACTCTTTTTTGTAGAATATTCTGTATAAAAACGATAATTTTCATCAAATTCTTCTATTATTTTAGGTTTTTTATTTATATTATCTACCTTTTTGTTATCAATCATATTTTCTTTTAATTCTAATTCTATCATACTATGCTTATAATCAATTGGTACAGATCTCTCAAATATACTAATATTCTTATTCATCAATTCAGATGGTTGAAATAAATAATATTCTTCTATGTTAATTAATTTCCCAGAACGTCCATACTTATCGATAATTACTTCATTTTCTTCTATTATTTTTGTTAATGAAGAATAAATTTGAGAGTAGGGATATTTTTTATTTAATTGAATTGCACGAAATAAATCTTCTTTTTTATAGAAAAAATTTTCTTTCATAAGTAATTTAACTCTTTGTATTATTTTATCATTATTATTAGTAATAAAATTTACACTATAACTATCTTCTGTAATTTCCGATACTGTTCCAGGACGACAATTATAATCGCAATTATCCATATAATCACATATAGGTGTATATGGTTTATCTCCAATTTTATAATTTTCTATTACTAATCCAGTTGATAATTCTTGTTTAACAGGAGTTTCTAAAAAACGCGCAATCTTCTCATCTGTAAAATTTGTCTGTTCATGGTTTAATATACAATCGACCGCAGTTTCTTTCAATAATCGGGATATTTTACCTATATCGATTGCTTTCGTTTCTGCTACTCTATAAACATATAAATCTGCAGCCTCTTCGTCACTTTCTTCCAATATAGTTCCATAAATAAAAATTTCTACATTTCGTTTTTCAAAACTAAGTGCTTTATGACTAAAATTTCTAACTGCTCGACCAATAATTTGTTCAATTCTATTCATCGTATACCATGGATCTAAAATATGTACTTGCCTTATATTTTTAAAATCAATTCCTTCTGTTCCTGCTTTTGATATTAATACTACTTTTACTTTTTCGCCATTTGTATTATCAAAATTGGTCAACCCCTTTACCTCAAAATCATTATCAGGTGATAGTTTTTTATCTCCTGTAATTAACGAATATTGTGCAGGTAAAAAATTACTTTTATCAGTTGGTTTTCTCATCGTTCTTACATCCACCGTATCAGTAGGTTTTTCTTTGAATAAAGATTTTATATTTTTTCCATAGCGAATAAATCCCATCTCCTCTAATGCAAGCGCCATCGGAATAAGTCCTCCGTCGATATATTGAGAATAAATTAAAATAATACCATCTGATACTCGATTTGATTCTGTATTATAAATACTATCTAATACATTCTTAATTTTTACACTATACTTTCCAATCAGTTTTCTATTGAATATTTGTCCGTATTCATCTAATGTTGATTTTTTATACGAAAAACTACCTTTTTCCAAAGGAACCGTTGTTTCTTTAAAATGCATTATTCGCGAAAGACCGGTTTTTCCCGTTAAATCATTTGGATCTATATGATACTTCATATCAAAATTATTCTGATCACTATCAATTCTCTCCATATCCTTAGGATTATCCATTTTTTCGACTATTTCTTTTAATCCGTCCATCGGATATGAAATAATCAGTGAACGAAGCGGATTTTGTAATAAAGTATATCCAAATGAATCCATATTTTCAAAACTAGGCATCTTTATTTCTTTCCCTTTTTTTGTATGAAAAATTATTTGCTTATGTCTTAAATAATTAATCACATATTTATAAACACATGATTGACACTTACCGCAATTATCACATTTACTCATTTTAGTTATAAATAAATTTATTATACGTTTCTTATCATTTTCAGATATAGGTTTTAAATTCATTTGGTATTTTGGATAAGGGATACTTGAAAAGGTATTTTTCTTTGCAAATTCGTCAGGATAAATACGATACGGAAAAGTATATGGATTTTCTCCTCGAACATATGATATATAACCAGTTACCTTACGAATTAATAATTCTTCCCCTCCTTTTTTGAAATTACCTTCTTTATTAAAAATATCACTAAATTGAACGGTAGATCGTCTATCATTTATATTTATTAAATTTACAAGCCATAATATTTCCTTATAATTATTAAACATCGGAGTAGCTGAGAGAAATAAAAAACGTAAGTTATCTGTATACTTTACTAATATTTCCAAATTTGTCGCAACCTTTTTATTATCATTATCTTCGGACTTTCTTATGTTATGGACTTCGTCAATTACTATCAATCTATCACTAAATTCATTATTTAAACGTTTAATAATTTTATCACTTATAAGCGAATTTTCGTTCAATACTTCACTACTATTCATCGTTTTAATAATATAATTTGCAAATTGACCATAGCCTAAAAATAAATAAGAACTGTTAATGAGATTTTTTACTTGTGTAATTATTTTTTCCTTTGATATCCCTTTTAAATTAGTAGGATTTATTTCCTTTAAAAGTTTATTTCCAGTACAAGAATTTATAGTCCATACACCGTCTTCGTTTTTCAGTTTTCTCTCATCAAATAATTGTAACTTAAAATTATCTTGAACATTTTCTGAGGCAACGATTATAATCCTTTTTATAATATTTACTTGATTCATATAGTCCCTCATTTCTTCAGATACACCAATCGCACTACATGTCTTACCTGTACCTAAACCGTGGTATAATAGTAAACTATTATATGGGGTACTAGAAGAGAGAAAGTTTTTAACAAACATTTGATGCGGTTGTAACTCAAAATCTTTTTTTGATAGTTCATCTGCATAAGCTCTTATATCTTTATGTATCTCGCCATCATAAGTTGTTTCTGAAAATTCTTTTTTTGAGGCAATTTTTACATTAAAATCCTTATCGTTTAAGTTTGGATATAAAAAAGTGTCTTTATTCTCACTTTCTTCTAAACATTTTCTCTCAATCAGCTCTTTTTTCAATAAAAATTTATTACATTCTTTTGAATATTGATTATCACAGTCCATTTTATCTAATTTTATATGACAATAATCTTGGGTATCCAACTCTTTAGAGCTAGATGACTTTAATATCTTTTCTGTTTCCATATATATTATATAAATAATCTATATTCTTCTAATACATAATTAATATTTGTAATTAATGTGTGTTTTTCTAAATTATTAGGTCTTATTGCAGTCAAACATTCTTCTAATGTTTTCCATTCCAGTTTACTTACTTCTGCTTTTTGGTAGTAATCCAGATTATAATTATCTATATCTTGAGATAAAGTAGCCAAAAAATATTTATGTTTATAAGCTTTATTATTACTGCCTATAAATGTTTCTTCAAAGGTTAGCAGATTCTCTATTATAATTAATTCGTCTTTTGAAATTCCTGTTTCTTCTTCAAACTCTCTCAAAGCACAATCTAAGTCTGTTTCGTTCAAATTACGCCTTCCTTTTGGAAATTCCCATTCTGGATCTAACCATTCTGTATTACTATTACTTATCATTTTACTCAAACTTTCGGCATCATCCTCTGTTTTATTTCTCAAATGGTTAAATTTTTTTTCCGAGATAATTTCTTCATTTTTATGTTGTAAATATCTCTCTAACCATAATTTACACCATAAATTATTAAAAGATAAATTTAATAGGCGATGTTTCTCCTCTAAAGACATTTCATCAATTATATTTTGAACTTGAATAATATTATTTACGTTATATTTACCACGAATAAAATCTATATATCCAAAACTATCTTTTCTACGGAGCATCAAATATTTATATTTATCATCTAGCTTTTTAAAAACAATAATTCCAAAACTTGTAGTTGGCAATTTACACTGATAAAATATATGTCCTAATCTTCCACAATTATTACAGATTGTTTTGTTCATATATGTTTAAAGCAATATTTTTTTATATACATTTATTGAAATGACTTATTTAGATCCTAAAATTTGGGGACCTCATTATTGGTTTTTTTTACATACTTTATCATTATGTTATCCAAAACACCCCAGTACTGTAAATAAAAAAAAATATTATGATTTTATTCATAACTTCCATCTTTTTATTCCTGTAGAGGAAATTTCTTCAGATTTTTCAAAATTGGTAAATAAATATCCTGTCACACCATATTTAGATAACAGGGAAAGTTTTATAAAATGGGTTCATTTTATTCATAATAAAATTAATGAAAAATTGGAAAAACCGCTTATATCATTAGATAATTTTTTAATACAATATTACCAACACTATAAACCAGAAAATTATAAACAAATGGAAATAATTAAATGGAGAGAAAAAATATTATTTTTATTTGTTTTATCAATATTATTGTATAGTTGTTATCGATTTTATGAATTTTAAAATATTAGTAAAATATATATGAAATATAATAAATCAAAAAAAATATCGAAAATAAATAAGAATCATAAGAATACTAAGAATAATAGGAATAATAGGAATAATAGGAATAATAAGAATAATAAGAATAGTAAAAGAGGTAATTCAAAAATCGGTGGGGATGTAATTGATTCTGGAGGGTTTGGTTGTGTTTTTAAACCTGCGCTTTTATGTGAAAATCAAACAAAACGCACTACTAATTCTATTAGTAAATTATTGAGTAAAAAACACGCTATAAAAGAAAAAAACGAAATAGATTTTATTTATAAAAAATTATCCTTAGTTAAAAATTTCAATAACTATTATTTGATTGATAATATTACTCTATGTAATCCAAAACCATTAGTTAAATCTGATTTGGCAAGTTTTCACTCAAAATGTAGTGCATTAAAAAAACATAAATTAACATCTGATAATATTAATGACCATTTATCTGATCTAATGATGATAACCATGCCTGACGGTGGAATACCTGTTGATGATTTCTTAATGTCAAACCCGGATGTTAGTATCTTTAATCGGTTGAATAATAAACTAATTAATTTATTTATTAACGGAATAATCCCTATGAATAAATTATTTATTTTTCACGGAGATATAAAAGATTCTAATATTTTAGTAGATCAGAAATCAAGTGATATGTATACGCGATTAATTGACTGGGGTTTGACATGTAGTTATCAGCCGAATAAAACAATTAAAATACCACATGTATGGTATAATCGGCCTTTACAATATAACCTGCCTTATTCAAATATTTTATTATCTGATATATTTACTGAAATGTATAGAGATTTTCATAAAAAAAAACCATCTCCTAGTGATACTGAAATGGATAAATTTGTAAAAAAATTTATTACAGTATTTGTTAATGAGAGAGGCGATGGACATTTAAAATTAATTAATAGGATTATTTCTATGTTGATAGACCAAAAATTAAATGATATCTCAATTAAATTAACTAATGACCGTGAACATATATTGAAAGAAACTAAAGAAATACTTATAAGATATATCAGCAAAATCCTAATAGAGTTTCATTCCATTACAGTAGATTCAACCTTTGATTTAACCGACTATCTGAATGAAGTATATATATATAATATAGATACGTGGGGCTTTGTTATTGCTTATTTTCCGATTTTTGAGTTACTTTATTTCAATTACACCAATTTATCAAAAGAACAACGTTTTATGTTTAATACTTTAAAAAATTTATTCCAATATATTATCAACAGTGCGAACGAACCAATAAATCCGTCAAAGGTTATTTCATATTTAAGAATATTAAATATTAGATCTAATAACAGATCTTCCTTTCAAAAATTATCTCATTCTTCTTTTTCACAAGATAAAGGTATTACCGGAGATACATTTGAACCACAATAATTTTATTTCATTCATAATTATTTATATTTTATAATCATTAAATATATATATATGAGATTAGAACTATTTGTATTAGGGATAACTGCATTTTTAATTTATAATGCATATCACGATAATAAATATTTGAAATTATTATATAGCTATAAAAAATATTATAAGATGATTTTTTATGCCTGTTTAGGTATTGGAATTTATATAATTTTAAAAAAAAATCCTCAGAAAGGCAGAAATTTACTATATTATGCGAATAATGCAGTCAAGTTTTTACCAATAGATAAAACATCTATGGATATGTTAAGCCCGATTGTTGATTTTACTAATATGAGTGATCAAAGTTTTATGGAATCGTTAAACAATATACCACCTGTTCAATCAAAAGGGCATAATCGAATGATGCAATCTGGAAAACAGGCTACAAAACGTTCTGTAAGTGAAACCAAAAAAAAATATGTAGCTTCTAGACAAAACTGGATTTGTGGTCACTGTGAATGTCAATTAGATCATACATATGAAATTGATCATCGAATCAGATTAGAATATGGGGGCGGAAATGAAGCCGATAATTTAATCGCGCTATGTAGAAATTGTCACGGACGTAAAACCGCTGATGAAAATATGTAATTTGATTTAATATAATTCAATTAAATCAAATAATATGTATAATATTTATATATGAATAATCCAGATCAAGAAACAAAATCAGAAAAACCAGCCCCATTAATAGATTTAATGTCGCCCAAAATATTTTATCCAATCTGGTTATGGATTTTACTTTTAATTGTCTTTATCATTATTTTATTTACAGGAAAAAATTTAAACGAAATATCAGATGATACTACTAGTGATGAAGCTCAAAATATATCAGCAAATATTTTTTTAATCTTATTTTTTTTATTTATTGGATTCGTCATTTGTTTAGCATTAATACCTAATTTTAAAGAATTGAAACAGCTTTTCTATAATATCAGTTCTGTTAGTTATGTCTTAGTCTATACTATATGTTTAGTTTTATTTTTCTCGTATATGCCCAACTCAACAATTGAAAAATATCCATATTTATTTATACTTTTAATAAGTGGTCTAGGATTCTATACATTTCATAAAGCATCAAATGTAAATTATGCAAAAGAATTCAATATTAACTATGAGCGTATAAAATCCATTATCATGCTATTCTGTTTGATTACAACTATTATCATTCTCTATGTAAATGATCCAGGAGGGCTTATTAAAAAATATTTTGGATCGCTATATCTATTAACTATTTTAATTTCAGTATTTGCATTAGCATATGTCATTATTTTAATTTCTCTAACAAATGAAAAACCCGATAAACAATCATCTTTTAATCTATTAGAGAGCTTTTCAAAATTTGGCACCTATGGTACATTTTTCTTTTTCGTGTTTTTGATTGTTATGGTTATTGCTATTAATACATATCCAGGCGGATTTTTCACGGATGATAATAAAACACGGGCAGGAGCTATCATTATATTAATTATTTGGGTTTTGACTATATTGGGGATTTTACTTACATCCAATTTATTTCCAGAAATCACAAATAATAATTTATATGTAAGTAAGCTTGAAACCTTTAAAAAATCGCTGTTAATGCTATTTGGACTAACTCTTGCAATTATTACTATCATGTGGTTCATCAAAGGAACCGAAGATTTATCTACTTCCTCAGATGTTGTCAGCTTTATAGTTAACTTAGTTCTATTATTATCAATATTAGCGTTAATTTATAAAATTATATTTGTAAAATTACCGTCCGGAAATGAAAATAAAAATGCAATAATACACTTCGTAACAAGTGTTATTTTTTATATTCCGTGTTTTTTCTCTGAAATGCTAGAAAAAATAGTGTTCCAAAAAACACCCAAAGATGAAAAAAGTTATTGGCATATTTTATTAGCTGTATTAGCATTATATGTTGTTTATATAGGCGTACCAATATTACGTTATTTTTATTTATTACAAGGAGGTAAGATTTTATTAAAAGATCCTACTCCCACAACTGATGTACAAAATTTAGGAAATTATGAAAGTTTAAATAAAAATGGAGATCTAGATTATAACTATGCAATTTCCTTTTGGTTTTTTTTAAATTCATTTCCACCTAATGCCAATAGTAGTTATAATCGATTTTCAAATCTAGTCAGTTATGCAAAGAAACCTACTGTTAGTTATAATGCCTCTCTAAATGCCCTACGTATTAGTATTAAACACGAAGATTTGAAAGATAAAACCAAAAATAAATTAATCGATTTTGACGAAGACGGGAATCGAATTGTTTATTTAAAAAATAAAATGCCTTTACAAAAATGGAATAACTTGATTTTAAATTTTGACGGAGGTACATTAGATGTGTTTTTAAATGGAGAATTAGTCAGTTCAAATATAGGAGTAACCCCTTATTATACTTTAGATAGTTTGATTGTCGGAGAAGAAAATGGATACGTAGGAAGTATTTGTAATTTAATGTATTTTCAAAAAACACTTACTAAGCCAAATATATACTACCTTTATGATACTCTAAAAACAAAAACACCTCCCGTTATTGAAAATAATTACTTTTAGGATAATTAACAGATCAATTCTAGAAAATTTCTACATGTATAATATATGAATCCTTTAACAATCGTCATAATAGTAGTTGTAGTTGTTTTAGTAATATTGGTTATTTATTATATGTTGAATGATCCTTATACTTTACAAGGTATGCAAAATGGACAAACATCCAGTAGAATTAAATACGATCAATTAGCCACTAACGGATCTGATTCCCCTCCAGTAAATTTTACATATTCTATATGGTTTTATGTAAATGACTGGAACTATAAATACGGTAAACCCAAGGTTATTTTTGGAAGAATGGGTGCAAAAAGCCCTGGCAATACAGGTAGCGCAGGGTCACGTGATTTAGGCTCTGGGGATAAATGTTCTGGGGATGGTGATAGAAATCCGCCTGGTCCAACAGGAGGTAGTGGATCTGGAAATGGGAATATGGCTGATATTGGAGGAAAAGACCCGTGTCCAGCTGTCGTTTTAGGCGCAATTGAAAATAATGTAGGAATATCGGTAAGCTGTTATCCTGGTCAAGATACACAGCCTAGTAATCCCGGAGAAAAAACAATTGTGCATACATGTAATGTATCAAATGTTCCATTACAACGATGGGTTAATTTATTAATTAGTGTATATGGTAGAACTTTAGATGTTTATCTGAATGGTAAATTGACAAGAACCTGTCTATTACCAGGAATTGTTTCTACTAGTAAATATTCGCCAATATTTGTTACTCCTATGGGAGGGTTTGATGGGTGGACTTCTAAACTACAATTTTGGCCCAATTCACTTAATCCACAACAAGCGTGGAATGTTTATTCCAAAGGACCAAAATCTGGGTTATTCTCTAGTGATTTTGAAGTCAAGGTTGCTGTATTTTCAAATGGATCTGAACAAGGAACATATACTATTGGAGGTGATGGAAATGATAGTGATTAAAAATGATTATATTTAAGATAAATTTAATAAACCTTAAATTTTTCTTATTTGATTAATATATATAAAATGAGTAGTAATGAATCTTTTTCAACAACAGGTGGTACAGGCGATTTCTTAGAATCGAATAGTTTAGTCGCAAAAATATCATTTTTATTATTAGTTTTATTGATATTTGTTGTTCTATTACGGATTGGATCAGGAATTATTGTCTGGCTTTTTTCACCTGATAAAAGCCCTCATCTTATTGATGGTATGGTAGATGCTACCCAGCAACAGGTTTTCATACAAGATCCAAGTGGGTCTAGCGGGGGATCTTTAAGCACTATTTACAGATCTAGAAATGCGAAAGATGGTTTAGAATTTACTTGGTCTGTATGGATTAATATTACTAATATGGATTATCTTGTTGGTAGACATAAACATATTTTTTATAAAGGAAATAGTAATTATTTACCAAATGGAATGAACTCTCCTAATAATGCACCAGGATTATATATTGCACCATTTACTAATGCTCTAGTGGTAGTAATGAATACATTTAATGAAATTCAACAGGAAGTTACCATACCTGATATACCTATTAATTTATGGGTAAATGTAATTTTACGATGCGAAGGACAAACTCTTGATGTATTTATTAACGGAACTATTGCTAAAAGTGTCCGATTACACGGTATACCTAAACAAAATTATGGCGACGTTTACGTTGCAGCGAATGGAGGGTTCCAAGGGAATATTTCTAATTTATGGTATTGGAATTATGCATTAGGTACAAGAGAAATACAACGAATTGCTGCAGCCGGACCTAATACTAAAATGATAGGCAGAGATGATAACTACCGAATGAACTATTTATCTTTACGATGGTTCTTCAAAGGAGCCGGAGATAGATATAATCCTTATGTTCTTCATAATAATTAATAAATTATCATAATAACTAAGTCAAAAATTATATATTCACTTAGTTATTTTAATTCCTCAGTCTCGGGTTTACACATATATCTTGATTGGGATAAATATTTTCTGACATACATGTATCACTTTGTCCTACTTCTATACAACTACGAAATCCTCTATCTTCTCCTATATAACACCAACCTGATTTTCCTCCACCGGATTGGATTTTACTTGTACTATCATCTGCTTCATAATCATTCCCTCCAGCAGATGCCGTTGCTAATACTTTGTCTAATGGATCGCCGCTTGATTTTAATTGTTGTTTTGGGCGAGCATCCGAGGAATCTAATGAAGTGGGAGTTGTACTAGAGGGTGTTTTCTCTTGAGTGTTTGATCGCATTTTATTATTTTTATTATTTTTATCATTATATCTTGAGTTATTTTCACTATCAGAGTCGTCATCATCATCATCAGATTCATAATGTTTTGATTGACCTTTTCTACTTGAAATCTCACCCGCTTTATTTTCTATTTTAGTTAATCCCTTATCTATTGCACCAGATGTCTTTTGAACAATATTCTTTGTACCTGCTGCAGTAACACCTACGACCAAACTACTAATATATGCAAATAATTCCAATACTACTTTAACAAATGGTTTAAATATATCCGTAAATTCTTGAGTACCTTGTGCTAAATAATGAAAAATATTAATACCTAAAAAAGATAATAATAAAATAATAATTATCCACGTTGTACCACTCATATTTTTTAACATTTCTAAAAATCCATTTTCGTTTGTAGGCGCAATACCTACATCATTATTGCCATTAAAAAGTAAACTATCTGTATTGCTATCCATTATAATTAAATAGAATATATTTATTTTTTTATTAAAATGTAAAAATTACTATTGTAATAAAAATTATTTTAGTGATAAAAGATATAAAAATTGGTTCATGTCAGCTAAAATTTCATCCCGTATATTAAATAAATCACTGTTTGACATTTTGGATAAAAATTTATTATTATCTAAATTAACCAAATAAGATTTACATTCATTTAATCGTTTTGTTATTTCTTTTTTTGAATGATAATTTAATAGTTTCAACGTTTTTTGTTGCTTAAAAAAAAGTCTCTTATACGTTTTACCTAGTAATACTTCCATAAACTTATCCATATGTTCATTCATAGAAGCATACAATTTATCTGATGCACCGTGTTGTGCATAACTATATGTGTTCCAGTGAAATAACTTTATCATAATGATTAATTCTAAAAAAAATGTAGTTATTTCTTCTTTGAACGACGAGTTATCTATATTCTTTATTGACTTATTTTTACTATTTTTTTTCTTTCGTGTAAATGACATGTACTATAATATAACTAAATATTTTTTAAGAACGAGGGATAAAACTATTTTCAAAAGAGTTTAACGCTTCTATTTTTTTTATCGTATTTTCTAAATTTTTCTTCTTAACGTCTTTAAATAAATAACCTGTTTGAGGAGATATTTCGTTCTTTTTTATTTGTTCAAAAATTAAATCCAAGTTACTTAATACATTACTCAGTTTTGTCTTTTGATCCTCTTTTAAAATAAGATTTTCTATTAAAACTGTATCGCATAATAAGGAAACTATAAAATAAAGTATAAATTTCCTTTTTCTATTTACAGATGGTGTATATTTTAACGTATAAATATTTAATAACGACCTTATTGTTTTTTGTATTATTTTTGACTTTTCATTTGCTTCTTCAAAAAATACGTCCCAAATCATCCATATTATATTTTGCTGAAACTTCGAATTTACATTATATGTTCTTCTCTCGCATTTACATACTTGTTTTTTACTTTTTTTCATACAATCATATTCAATTATCCATTCAATCCAATAACATGCCGCGATTATATTTTTTGATTCTTTTGATAAATGGTATGATAGTTCATTAATCGCTATGAATATATCTTTCGGATCATCTGATAAAAATATCTTTACGAAATTTGTATTAGTCGCTTGTAATTTATCCACTAAATTATTGAGATCTAACTCGGGTTTTAATACTTTTACTGTTTCATATTTATGTTTTTTATTTGAAACACATAAAATATAAATAATTTCACAAAATAAGTTTCGAATCTTTAAATTATTACGTAACCCTAATTCATAACTTTGATACCCATTATTTACTATTTCTTTGAAATTATTTATTCGTAGTTCTAAATAAATTGCGATTTTAGGATTTGCTAAATGTATATGTTTACTATAATATAAAATTAGAATTTCCCATAAGTCCATAAAATGTCCCGAACAAATCAGTTCTGACCCCCAATAACATGCCGGTTCAATTTTACCTAGCTCTAAATTATTTAGCAACTCTTTTTGAACATCCACTTTTTTAAAGGATGAAAATGTTACCCCTTTGAAATCTTTTGGTTCCCTCATATCATTTATTTCACAATTTGACATATATTGTTAAATTATACAAAAAAAATAACAACAATACATATAGAAGAAATGCAACAATCTTTGAAATCTATTTTTAATACTTATAATAAATTATCTAATATTGGGAAATTATTTATATTTACATGTATTTTTTTAATTATTATAGTTTTTTTTAAAAATGTATTACCTAAAAAAGAAGGGTTTGGGATGCAAAATGATAAAATTGTCATGAAAACTAACACCGATCTTTATGATGAATTTTATGCTTCTATTTATGACAGTCTAGTTTTTAATGAACATAAAAATTCTTTTGAAATTGACGAAATTGTTAAATTGATATCGCCTTCTCGTAAAACTAGAATTTTGGATGTTGGTTGTGGAACAGGTCATCATACCGGAGCAATTAATAAACAATTAGATGTTGCCAAATCCTTTATTAAAAACGAAACTATGCAAATTATTGGGATTGATTCATCTCAAGCTATGATTAACGAAGCTAGATCGAAATATCCATCTGCTCACTTCAAAGTGGGAGATGCGATGAATCCTAAAATATTTGATTTAAACCAATTTACTGATATTTTATGTATGTATTTTACTATCTATTATTTTCAAAATAAGCGACACTTCTTTGATAATTGTATGGATTGGCTTTTACCAGGAGGATGTTTATTCTTACATTTGGTAGATCGGGAAAACTTTGACCCCATTTTACCTCCTGGCAATCCACTTTATATTGTATCTCCGCAAAAATATGCAAAACAACGAATTACTAACACGAATATTAATTTCGATGATTTTAATTATAAATGTAATTTCAAATTAGAAAATGATATTGCTAATTTCGAAGAAAAAATTAAATTTAAAAATGGGAATACACGTGTAAATAAACATCAGCTTTATATGGAAGATACCGAAAAGATTCTTTTATACGCGCAACAAGCCGGATTTACATTACATAGTATTATTGACCTTATTAATGTCGGATATGAGTATCAATTTGTTTATGTATTTACAAAACCATAATAATAAATATATTAATCATTTTGAAATTAGCTATTGATCGTTATTTCTTTTGACAAACGTTTTATAATTTTACCTTCTTGCTCTTTATCGTCATATCCTTTTCCTCCCATCGCTTCAATCATTAACTTATTATAAGTATCTGAGTATTTGGAATCCGAATTGCTACAGTCCGGATGTTTCTCCTTAAATTCTTGTAATAGCCGCGCATTTTTACGCGCGACATATTTAATCGCTTTTCGAATTTTCGGTTTTTCATTCGTTTCCTTATCCCATTTATCTTCGTCCTTCACATAAAGTACTTCGCGTTTCATATCTGTACAGTGGACTGGACGCTCAGTCACATCCATATCTTTCAA